CCTTCTCAAGTCATTCCTTCCGGGACTGACTCGGCGCGAGACGATCCTTCCCTGTTTCGTGACAAGCGTCACGATCCAGTCGGCATCTGAAGGCCCGAATAGAGGAATGACTTGAGAAGGAGAGATGCTCATCAGATCAGCCAAGTGACAACTGGTGCCGCGCCGTCTGCGTTCTCGAAGTTGACGGTCATCGTCGTGTCGCCAGTCTTCGACGAATTGAACGCAAACGAGGAGAAGACTGCATTCGATGTGATCTTCGCATCGGTGGTGGCCGTAGTGTCGTAAATCGTCAGCGAAATCGTCGGACGAGTTGACGTCGTGTCTTGCGACGAGATGAGAATGATTGATGTATTCGTTTGACTTGTGGAGCCTGTCGAATCGATTCCGACAACCGCATTCAGCGAACCAGTCAAATCAAGCATACCGAGACGCTTGCGCTGTCCTGTATCGCCGAAGGCCGTCAGAGTCGAGACTGGACGCTGCAAAGTTGCAGCGTAACTCTGCACCTTGAAGAAGGTTTGTGCGGCCGTATTCGTGCCGATAGTGTACGCGACGTTTCCGTCGTTGCCGATGACGTAGGTATCGATAGGCATGAGGTTTCCTTATGTGTCGTGCGCGATGAAACGCCACCGCTCAATCATCGTCCAACCATCATCCGCAAATGATGGCACACCGCGCTCGATGCGAACGCCTCGAAGCGCGTCGAATCCTGTGACCGTGATCGGAGTCGAGAAGGCCGTCGCCAGTCCATCCGATATGAGATAGATGTCTGTGCCTCCGCGATTGTCATACTGAGTGGCGAACTCGATCTCGACTTCGTGCCGAGTGATCGAGCCAAAGTACGGAGTCGTCCTCACGGTCGCCGTATAGACGAGAAGCGGAAGCCTCGCGTCTGCCGGAGCGGAGTTGTAGTAAATGCGCGAAGTCAGTTCGGTCGTCAGCGCAGTCGTCGCGTACAGCCGACCTTTAATCGCGTCGAGAATTGCCTTGCTCATGGAGTCCTCGCGAATGCTCTTTCAAGTGCAGAGACAATGTCTTTCTTCGAGAATGCCGCGAGACGAGGGAGGATCTTCCTCACATACGGACGAGGCTTCATCCGGCGAGTTCCGTATTCAAGCATCGGAGCGTATGGCAAATTGCTTCCGAATCGAAGGATGACATCTCGTCCGTCCTCGAAGATGTTCGCGAATCCGTCTGGACGATTGCCGACCGTCTCGACGCTCCACGAAGCGCGGAGGCTTCCTGTCAAGACCGCAGGAGATTGACCGGCGAAAGATGCACGATGGTAGCCACGCGCTCGAAGATTGCGACCTTTCGCCTTTCCCTGTGCAACTCGATAGAGCGATCCTCGTCCCGGATGAGATAGTTGACCGCGCAATAATCGAGCGGCCCTCACGAGAGACAAGTTCATTCCTTCGCGAAGGCCGACTCGCATCGTTTCGAGGATCGCGTCGTGATTGAACTTCGCGCCGCTCATGGAGTCACTTCACTCTCATCGTATTCAGGATTAATCTCGACAGCGTCGACAACGGTCATATTCAAATGCTGCGATGCGCCGCTCTGGCCGAGTTCGCCGGGATTCGTCGTGCCTGTGACTCGCCATTGTCGAGCAGGAAGAAAGAGCGAATCGTGAATCTCAGCATCGACGGAGATATCGAGTGCGCCTTCAAAGTAGATCGTCACATTGCGTCTGCCGTTGATTCGGCCTTGAAAGACTTGATCCGATTGTCCGCTTGGCTGAATGAATCCGCGAGCCTCGAACTCACGGCCATACGATCGGGTGACGCTTCCGTCCGTCGCGACAGCGTAGACCGGAACGCGAATTTGAACGACGATTCCGAACTGCGAGATCATGCTCGCGATGCTCATCGAAGCCTCCGATACGAATCGAGAACCAACTTCGTCGAAGAATCGAGATCGGAAACAGATCGAAGCGAGTACGAGTATCCACCGAGCGATTCGCTCTGGAGGCTCGGATCTCGCTTCCTCGAGTTCAGAAGACGAGATGCCATCTCGATCGTCGCTTGCTGAAGATCGAAAGGAACTGTCGCGTATCCGCCTTCATAGTCAACGAAGAACGAACGATACTGCGTAAGCGTAGGGCCGTAAATGATTCCCCTCGCATCGTCGATCATGTAGTCAGTCAGCGAATCCGTTGGAGCCTGAAGGTAGATCGTCTTCTGCTTAAGATCCGCGCCTGCAATCTTGCGAAGGTACTTCGTCGGCAAATTCAAGACCGCGCTTGCCGAGAAGCCAGTCACGCCAGAGATCGCCGCCGCAAGGAGATTGGTCGAGGGATACGTTGCGAAAACGGCTTGGCTCGATGTCTCGACTCCTGACGAATTGATTCGATGGAGATGAACGTGATCGCTATCGACTCCGATCGTCACGGAGATATCGCTTGAGATTGTTGATTGAACGGAGACAGCGTTGTCGTAGCCTACTCCGACGAATCGAACGTGCTCGACTGGATTCTGCTTCAGAGCGATTCGATCTGCGCCGTATGTGTCGTACCACTCGTAGTATCGCTGAGAGACGAAGTTTCGAGCGCAGTATCGCTGAATGTAGTCACTCGCCCGGTCGATCAGGCTCTCCATCAGCGCGTCGTCGGTCGTCGTCGTCACGCCGAGATACGCTTTGAGGCTTGTCAAGGTCGTCAGCGAGTTCGTTGCTACTGCCATCGGCTCTCCTTGCCTTCTTCTTCGGCGTTTGAATCAATCGAGTCGAATCCACGAAGAGCGGAGCAGGCTCGACGACGTGCCTCGCGTAGCCTTTCGAGACGAGGATCTTCGCGACATCTGGAGTCACATTCACGATCGTTCCGGGCCGAAGATCGCGCCGACCGACGCCGTTCTCATGGATCGCACAGTTGCGAAGGACGATCAGAATGTCATGCATTCGGTCGGCCTCCCGTCATCATGGTATTTCGAAAGGTATTGCGTGATTGCCGTGCAATTCTCCGATGGCCAAGTCACGACGTTTTGAAGATGCCCGATGCGAACGCGAGGACAGAGGCAAATTTTCCTGCCTGCTTCTCGAAGGCGATTCCAGAAATGGATGTCGTCATCGACTCGGCCTTCTCCCCAGTTGCCTTCCTTGTTCGGAACTCCGAGGAAGAGAGGACGAGGAAGATCTCGAATTGCATCGAGGCGAATCAGCGTCAGGCCGAAATGCCCTGTGTTCATTTCGAGCGCGTCTGTGTAGAGCCGATCTTCGCTCATCTCGCGAGCGAGAGATCCATCTGGATTCCTCACAGAGAAGAGCGGAAGATCCTTGTCTCGTCCGATCTGAAGCGGACAGAGCGCGGCAACGTCTGGTCGCGTTTCCATCACTTGCCACAATCGGATGATGTCCTCAGCGTCGAATATCGAATCGTAATCGACCGTGAGAGCGTACTTCACGCCTTCCATCGTGAGGCAAGTTTCGAGAAGACGTTCGAGGCATTGTCCCCAGAAGACTCCAGTCGCTCGCGTGACGTTGAAGCCTAGTTTTGACGCCGCGCTGTGGAGTTCTCCTTGTGTATCTGTCCAACAAACTCGCGGAAGAGACATGATGCCATGAATATCATTCATCGGGAAAGAAGGAGCAGGCCGCGCGAACTTGCGAGCGACGACTGAGATCTTCGTCTTCGTTTCGTTCCACGCCCAACCATTCTTTCCGCGAGACACTTCAAAGCCTGCGAGATTCAGAACGCGCGAGAGTTTTTCGCGATTCCAAAGCGACTTCACGCCTTCGCCGATGAGCATCTTCTCCGTCTCTGGCTCGCCGTCGTTGTAGGCTTTCATCACTCCGTCGAGATCAGGAACTTCGAGCCTGAGTTCGCCTCCGTCTTTGAGTTGCGATGCGATCGAGCGAAGCCATTGCACCGCGTCCTCTGTGCCAATTTGCGTTAAGCCCGAGCCGATGTCCGCGCCGTCCTTCAGTTCTTCCATGATGTCTCCTTGCCGTGAGGCTCTGGAATGATAGAGGGGAGACGGACGTGCCGCCTCCCCACCGGAAAAAGAAAGAGGCTCGATCATCCTTGAGCGTAGATATCCGTGCCGCGCTCAAGTCCTGTCGTCAGGCCATCAACCGGATTGAGAAGCGTTGCCACCAAGAAAGTTCTTCCACTTCCTGTCCCGCACTTGGCTTTGAGATATCGCTTCTTCCCTTGAAGATTGATATCCCAAATGACTTTTGCTTTCGTCGTTGAGTTCGTCGCCGTCGTTAGCGTGTAGTCGACTCCGGCAACAATGTTCGGAATCGGCGTGTACGTTGAGTTGTCGTCTGAATGCTCAACGAAGACATTTGTGTTCACGACGACATTCGTCGCGTGAGCGCAGATGATTCGGCAGAATCGAAATCCCTGCGTATCAACTGTTCCCTCGACCGTGCCGCCAGAGTTTTCCGCCATCACGACGGTTTTTATGTTTTGAACGTCTCGCATTTTTTCTCCAAAGAGAGAGGGGAGGTTTCCCTCCCCTCTCATGGATCAGCGGTTCATCGATCAGCCGTTAACGACTGCGCCTGCGCCGATTTCTGCGGCAGTCGTGCGACCATCCGCAGGATTCGTCAGAGTGCAAACAAGTGCGCCAGTCGTGATCGCGCCGTTCGGAGACACTTGAATCTTCAGGTATCGCTTGCGGCCGCGAAGATCGACGTTGTAAACGAGTTTCGCAACGTTCGTTGTGAGTGCTGCGCTCGATGGAGTCCAGTCCGTTCCTGCGGTGAATCCAGAGATGGCAGAGAAGCCAGATCCGGAAGTATCGCTGTGCTGAACAAGGTGATTGGCAACAACTGTCGAAAGGCCGTGAGTCGTCGGACTCGTTCCGTCGACGAAGGCAATCGATGCGTATGAGAAGCCGAGCGTGTCGAATTCTGCTGTCAGAGTCGTGCTCGCCGCAGTCGATGCGCCTGCAACGGTGATGACTTTGTAGTTCGCTTTCATGTGTTTAATCTCCTTTGGATCAGAAGGTGAACTTGATGATGCCACCAGTTGCGGACGACGATCCGACGTTCGCGCAGACGATGTCCACGCGCTCGGTGCCACGAACGACGCGCTCATCTTGCTCGAAGGCGTTGAGAGCCGAATCGCTGAACGCGATCGAGGTCGCTCGGCGGTCGCCGAGATAGCAGGATTGCGAGAGGTCGCCGATATAGGCGACGACCGAATCGCCAGTCGCTCGCGTGTACGGAATCACTTGCGTGAATTCGACTGGCGTACCGAAGAACTTCGGCGCAGAGATGCCATTGACGATCTCGCTTGCGGTCGCGCCACCTGCGGCAAACGCGAGACGCTCGAAGACATCGTGATAGGTCGACTTGTTGCAGAAGATCTTCACGTTGTTTCGATTGAACGCCCAAGCCGGAAGCAATGCGAATGCTTTCGAAACTTGCGCCGATGTGATGTTTGAATAATCCGTAGATGCACCAGAATCGCTGACTTGGTATGTCGCGTTCGAGAGCGCAGTTGCGAGGCCGACCACGCCGCCGTAGGTTGACGTGCCGTCGCCGTTGAAGCCTGCATCGTCTTCCTTGAACGCGAACTGGTACGCGATTTCGTTCGCGACATCACTCGCGAGGTCGATCACCGAGTCTTCGAGGAGTTCGTTCGATACGGTCGTCAGCGCGGTCAACTTCTTCGCGACGAGTTGCACGTTGTCGAAGCCCATCGTCGACTCGGTCGCGGCGATCGCTTCGCCGACCCAATACGCCGTGAGGCCCGTATTCTTGCGAGGAATGCGGAGCGTGTCGCTCGTCATTCGGTAGATCTTCGCGTTGCGACGGAAGACACCGTACTGCTCGCGAAGCGTGACGAGTTCAGCGGCCATCTCGTCAGGAACGAGGAAGCCACCTTGCGAGTTCACGCCTTCGGTGTGAGCCTTGATCGCGATTCCGAAGTTCTTGCAATTCTCGACTGACTTCTTGTGGCCGAGAGTTGCGAGACACCACGTGCCGAACTTCCACGCCATCTCCTTCGAGGAGAAAGCCTTGCGGCCTGCGCTATAAACGCGAGCGCGTTCCCAAGGCTTGTCGTCGACGTTGGCGACTGCCGAGAGGCCGCGCGGCATTGCGTCGAGACGAGAAGAGACTTCGCGACGGATCGACTTCGACATCTGTTCCTTCTCCTCATCGCTCATCATGTCGGTCGACGGAGCAGCGGCAGCGATCGTCACGTCGAGCGTGTCTGGATCGACGGCCATGCCTTCGGCATCGGTGACCATGTAGCCTTCGAGGATGAGTTTCTTCTGCATTGCCACGCCGTCCGCACCCTTGATGCGAGCGGCCTTTTCAAGCGCGTTCTTGAACTGATCGAGATTCATCGTCTTCATGTCTGTACCTTTCGAATTCAAAGAGACAACTCTTCTCTTCCGAGCGAGGCCGCGTTTCAAGCGAAGTGCCGTGAGCGTTGCCGAACGTCAGAGCCAGAGCCGACCGCGAGCGCGAGCAATTTCGCGCTCTACGGTTTCAGAGAGCATGATCGACCGCGCCGCCTTTGTAGATGAGTGCGCGGGAATCGAAATAGAAACGACTGTCCGCTTCGGAGGCTCGATGCCAAACCATTTACGC